TTCAAGGTGCATCCAAAGTAGTTATACAAAGTGGTGACGTAGTAAAAGCACAAAGCGGCACGGCCAACGGTTTTGATTGTTGGATAAGTGTGGTGGACGCAATTAGTACATAGGAGGAAATATGGCACAAGAAGAAGTAGGAGGTCCATTATTTGTAGGATCAGGACCTGCATCAGAGCAGATACCTGAACATGATTCTACAGTGGATGAAAATCAAACAGTTGGCAGTGCAGTTGTTGCAGGGCCAATAACAATTAATGCTGTGGTAACAATCACAGGAAACATGGTGGTAGTATGAGCGTAGAAGTAGATGGTGTAAATAAGAGTATTAAGGTAGATACAATTTCAGAAGTTACTAGTGCTAATGGCGTAAGCATTGATAGTGTAAAATTAAAAGATAGTACTGTTGATGTTAATGGGGCATCGGATGGCATTATTCTTGATGCAGATGCCGATACAACAATAAGTGCTGACACCGATGACCAGATAGATTTTAAGATTGGTGGTAGTGATGCTCTCAAAATTACTGGTAGTTCTTTAACAGGAACTGCTGTTGCTGGAACAGTTGCACAAGTTGTATCTGTTTCTAAACTCGATAGTTTTAATACAAACAGCACAAGTTATGTAGACATAACAGGGTTTACCGCAGCTATTACTCCATCATCAACTAGTTCAAAAATATTAGTTATATCTAACTGGATGTGGGGTTCAAGTGCATCACCATATCCAAAATTTATTTTACTAAGAGGTTCAACCTCAATTAACATAGGAAACACTGATACAGGAGCTACAAGAGTTTCTGTTGGTAATAATACTGATCCAGCAGGAGATGAAGGTAACATTCAACAAGAACAATTAGGACATCATTTTTTAGATAGTCCAAGTTCAACCAGTGAAGTTACTTACAAATGGCAAACAAAAAGTTTTAACTCAGGTAGAACAATATATGTGGGGAGAACAGCAGATGTAAGTGATGGTAACAGAGCAACAGCACCATCAAACATTACACTTATGGAGATATTAGGATAATGACTGACATAATAAGCGCAATAATAGCAATAAATTCTGATGCACAAGTTTCTGTAGATGGTGAGGACTATTCTAAAATAACTTGGTTGAATGGCACTACACCAATTAGTGAAGCTGATATTAAAGCTAAACAAGCAGAACTACAAACAGCTTATGATAATAAAGCATATCAAAGAAATAGAGCCGCTGAATACCCAAGTATAGTAGATCAGTTAGATGATATGTATCATAATGGTTTTGATGCATGGAAAGCAACGATTAAAACAACTAAGGATAAATACCCTAAAGGATAAATTATGGCAGAAATAAGAGTAAACACAACAGGAACTTTAAAGTTATTTGATGCAGATGATTCGCACTCAGCTAGTATCAAAGCAGGTACTTTATCTGCTGATGTAGCAAGTATAACTTTAGAAAGTGCAGAGACTGTATTTAATGAAGATAGTGCAGATATAGATTTTAGAGTAGAGGGTAATGGTAATGCTAATATGTTATTTGTTGATGCTGGTAATGATAGAGTTGGTATCGGAACTTCAAGTCCAGGTAGTGTTTTACAAATTGATGGAGCTTCTACACCTAAAGTAACTATTAGAACTGCAGATGGTACAAGTGCATCTGTAAAATTACAAAGAGTAGATGAAAATGATGCTTCCACAGATTACGAATTAAAAAATGACGGTGGTGTATTTAAGCTTATTGGTGATAACAATTCTCAAGACGAATATAATTTAATAAATTCTTCAACTTCTGAAGTTGTTATTAACGAAGGTTCAAATGATATAGACTTTCGAGTAGAATCTCAATCTGAAACTCATATGTTATTTGTTGATGCTGCAAATGATGCTCTTTGTATTGGTAATTCAGATTTAAGTCCATCAACATCAAGTAGTGCTACTCATGCAGTTTTTAAAAATGGTGGAAGTAAACTTGAAATATCAGCCTCAAGTAATCCCTCTTTAGCAGTTAATAGGGTTAATAGTGAAGGTACAGCAGTTGAATTAAGACAGGCTGGTGGTTTACGAGGTAGTATCTCTGTTGCTGGTGCAACTGCTGCTTTTAACACAAGCTCTGATTACAGACTAAAAGAAAATGTTAGTTATGATTGGGATGCAACTACTAGATTAAAACAACTAAAACCAGCACGATTTAATTGGATTAGTGATGGCACTAATACTTTAGTTGATGGTTTTTTAGCACATGAAGCAAAAACAGTAGTGCCAGAAAGTGTTATTGGAGAAAAAGATGCTGTTGATGAAAATGGAGATGTCGATCCACAACAGATAGATCATTCAAAACTTGTACCACTTTTGGTTAAAACTATACAAGAGTTAGAAGCAAGAATTAAGATATTAGAAGGATAATAAATTATGACAAGTACAATTAAAGTAGATACTATTAGTGAAAAGACCAGTGCTAACGGTGTAGCTATTGATAGTGTTACACTAAAAGACGGTGGCATAGCTGCTACTGCAGGTTGCACAATCACAACTGCTGATAATACAAATCAATTAACATTAGTATCAACAGATGCTGATGGTGCAGCTGGGCCTAAATTAACTTTACAAAGAGATTCTGGTTCTCCTGCTGACGGTGACGTAGGCGGAAGAATACACTTTGTTGCAGATGATGATGCAGGAAACACTTTTGAAGCTGCTTTAATTGATGTTACTTTGAATGATGTATCTAATGGTAGTGAAGATGCAACTCTAGATATTAAAGGTATAGTTGCTGGAAGTGAAGTTAAAAAAGTATCTTTTGGTGCTGAAACCGTATTTAATGAAGATAGTGCAGACATAGACTTCCGAGTAGAATCTAATGGTAATGCCAATATGCTATTTGTTAATGGTGGCACTGATAGAGTTGGTATTGGTACAAATGATCCTGATATGCTTTTAGATGTTACTGGAAGTGTATCTGCTGGTGGTGGTAGTGATGAAAATTTACAACAATGGAATATAGCCTCTGATAACGTTAAAGCTAGTATGGAATACGTAGATGACTCTGCAACAAGAGGTATGAGATTTGCTGTTGACTCAGCACACGCTTTACATTTTGGAACAGAAGGTTCAACAAATGTTTATATCGAATCTGGTGGAAGAATGTATGTAAATAGAACCACATCAAATCAAAACGACCACGATTCAGGAAGAAAAGAAAGATTTGGTGTTACTGAAACAAGTGCGGCTAAAAACAGTATGTATCTATCTAACACCAGTGCAAGTTTTAGTAGTTATCATCAAAGAAATGATGCTACTAGAGCAGCACATAGTGGTTATGGTTTTTTTATTGGTTCTTCAGGTAATGAGTCTGATAACGAAATAAGAATGATGGGTGATGGCTCAATAAATTCAGATGGTTCTAATAACTTAGGAAGTGGTGCTGACTATGCCGAGTATTTTGAATGGAAAGATGGTAACAGTTCTGATGAAGATAGACGAGGTTATTCAGTAGTGCTTGATGGTAATCAAATTGTAAAAGCAACAGATAGTGATGATGCTAATAAAATTATAGGTGTAATATCAGGTAATCCAGCGGTAGTTGGAGATAGTGCCTGGAACAAATGGAATCAAAAACATCTAAAAGATAATTTTAACACTTACATTTGGGAAGATTATACATACACAGAATGGAAAAATGCTAATGGAGATACAGTAGGTTATCAAACAGATTTAATTCCTGATGATGTTACTGTGCCTGATGACGCAGTTGTTATATCAAAAGAAAATGATGGTGTTACAAATTTAAAAAGAAGAAAAGTAAATTCTGATTGGGATTCGACTGCAACTTATATTCCTCGTTCTGATAGAAAAGAATGGGACACAGTTGGTCTTTTGGGCAAACTTAGATTACGCAAAGGACAGCCAACAGGAACAAATTGGATTAAAATGAGAGACATCTCAGACACAGTAGAGGAGTGGTTAATAAAATGAGTGAAATAAGAGTAGATACAATATCAGAAAAGACATCAACTTCAGGTGTATCTATTGATAGCGTAACATTAAAGGATGGTGGAGCAACACTAACAGATAACATAACATTTAGTGCATCTGGTAAAGGTGTACACTTAGGAGTAACTACTGCAACAGCATCTAACTTGCTTGATGATTACGAAGAAGGTACATGGACACCTGCTTGGCACTCTGGTTCTAATGGAAGAAGTATTTCTGGTACTGGTGGGTATACAAAAATTGGAAATTTAGTTACAGTTTTTGGGTATTTTGAAATAGGTGGAAGTGACAATACTGGAAGTGGTGATGTTAAATTTAGCGGTTTACCTTTTACATCTTCAAGTGTTACAGCACAGAGGGCGGCAATATCAATCCTTGTGCTGAAATGTGCTTCTAATGTTGATGGATATATATCAGGATTTGTTGAAGATAACAGTCAAATTTTTGTTGTAAGAGAAGGTGGAATAGTAGCAGCTGGTAATGACTTAGGAAACCATTTTGATCAAGATTCAGAATTTTATCTGTCTGCATCTTATAGAGTTTAAAAATTAATTAAGGAGAAAAAATAATGGCAATAACAAAAGAAATAGAAGTAGCAAAAATAGAAGTGGTTGGACCATATAAAGCTGTTCAAGTTGCTACTGATACTGTTATTAAAGAAGACGGTACAGAAATATCTCGTAGCAGACATAGACACGTTTTAGATTGTGGCAAATTAAACGATAGTGGTAATGCTTTAGTTGATACTAATATTTCAAGTGAAGATGCAACAGTACAAGCAGTGGCAAACGTTGTATGGACTGACGCTGTAAAAACTGCCTGGAAAGATAAGCTAGTAGCAGATAAAGGATAATAAATGGAACAAGAAAACAGAGAAGCTATTATCCGTATAGAGGGTAAGCTAGAGCTGTTAGATGAAAAACTAACAAACCTGCGTGATAATCATATTTTTCATCTAGACTTAGAACTCAAAAAAACCAACAAATATATATGGGCTATCAGCTCTGTCATTTTTGCTGGTCTTATAACTTTACTATACCGATCATTTTTATAAATCATTTTGGCATTACGCAACAACCGTGGCTTATTTGCAGAGCTTACAGCACTAGCATATCTAGCCAAAGATCCTAACGTCTTATGCTTTGCAGCTGCTGGCAACCTAGGTCCTATAGATTTAGTTTCCATAGATAAGAAAACAGGTGAACACAAATATTATGATGTGAAATATGCATCACAAAGAGTTAACTGCAAACCAACTCACAACCCCAGAATAAACAGAAGTTTGTCTGCAGCACAACGCAAACTTCCTATGAAAGTAGAAATAATTTATGTCGACAATAACGGATCAATCAGCTTTTGAAGCAGGTCATAATAAATGGCCTAACTTTTCATACAAAGAACTTGCATGTCAGCACACTGGCACTATGAATTTAGATGAAGATTTTTTGATAGCTCTGCAAGAGCTAAGAGATGCTTACGGTAAGCCAATGAAGATTACATCAGGTTACAGATCACCAGAGCATCCTATCGAAGCCAGGAAGTCCAGTCCAGGTTATCACTCTAAGGGAGCTATCGATGTTGCCGTAAGTGGTGAAGATGCAGTTCAGCTATTAACAGTGGCATTAAATCTTGGCTGGACAGGTATTGGTATCAACGTGCCATCTTTTATACATCTTGATCGTAGGCCTGCTAAAACAATATGGAAATATTAGTATGTTAAATTTACTTATCAAACCTCTACTCGGTGTTGCTGGTGAAGTAGTCACAGGCATAGTCGAAACAAAAAAGAAAAAAGCTGAAGTTAAGTTAAAGAAGATAGAAGCTGAAGCAGCTCACATGGACAAAGTTATTGCTGGTGAGGCTGAATGGGAATCTGCTGCTGTTAAACAAATGGCTGGATCTTGGAAAGATGAAGTCAGTCTTATTGTATTATTGATACCAGCTGTACTTGTATTTATACCTGGCTGTCAGGAGTTTGTTAGAACTGGATTTATTGCTTTACAAGAACTGCCGAGCTATTACCAGAATTTATTATACATAGCAATTTCTGCGTCATTTGGGATTAAGGGAGCTGGTTCAGCTGTAAATCTATTTAAGAAAAAATAATGTGGTTTGTTATAACGGTTGTACTTACTTTTCATAATGCAGATATAAACATCGGTAAAGAATTTAAAGGCAAAACATTTAAAGATACTTGGGAGTGTCACGAGTATATTTCAGAGCATAAGATGAAGCTGCTTTCACCACATATTATTGAGTATGGAGATTCATTAAAAGGTTTTGAATTTTTTTGTGAGTCCAGGTACGGAGATGAAGTATGAAACTAAGTGAAAATACAGCTATCAGCATGCCTGCTCGTAATCTTATTAGTATTATCGGAGCATGTATGATCGGAGCTTGGTTTGGCTTTGGTGTTATTGAAAGACTTAATATTATAGAAACTGAGCTGCAACTGATGCAGCAAGACTTGCTAGAGGCTTCCACACAAAAACCTATCGACCAGGAGCAGTTTATGTTGCTTGAGTTTCTTTCTAAAGAGCAGGACAAATTAAAAGAAAAAATAGAAGAAGAAGTACCAAACATAAAAAAGAACGACATGACTATTCAATTCCACGAAGAACGAATTATAGATTTGGAAGAAAAAAATGGGACTAATTGAGACTGTAATAATTCTATCTTTGTATGTGTATGACGGTGATAAAAAAACTATTGAAGGTTGGTATCATCAGGAAAATATTGGCAAGTGTTTGGAGGCTAGACGCATAGCTGAACGTAACTCAGGAGAGCAAGTTCAATACACTTGCACTTTAGAACAATGTGAAATGACCATTGATAAAACTGGTGTCAAGCATTGTGATAAAATTTTAGATTAGGTAGATACATGGCTAAAATTAAAAATGCTAATATTGGTAAATGTAGTATTTGTAACCGTGACATCTGGAGAGCTGAACCTGGTTGGGTAGTCATGCCTCGTGATGCTATTTATATTGATTATGTGTGCCATACTGTTGATCCCAAGACAGATTGTTTATCTAAATACGGTACTCCAAAAGCACTATTATAAAAAATAATAAAAGTGCAGAGGTGCAATGTAGGTGCAGCTATTTGTGTAACCTAAGTATACTAACAAAAACCTTACGTGTGGGTACTACTCGAACACGTGTCCTTCCCCAGAAAATCCCCAAAAAACAAGATATATCACTTTTGTCACATCACTAAATTTTTCCCACAAAACCAATAAAAATACCTTTTCTGTTTTGCAAGAGGTGCAGGTACAGGTGCAGGTTCTTGCATTGTTACTCTAAAAGTACTATATGTTTACTATGATTAATGATAATCAAAACATGTGGTGGCGTAGTTCAGCTTGGTTAGAACGCTTGCCTGTCACGCAAGAGGTCGAGGGTTCGAATCCCTTCGTCACCGCCACAACAGAAAGAAGTAACAATGATTACGGTACAAGAAGTTAAATCACGCAATGTTTTTCGTGTGCGTGGTCCTCAAGGCACAAAATCTTATAACATTACTAAGCTTGGTAAACGATTAGCTCGTGTAGAAGCTCAAGCTTATGCTGATGAATTAAACCACGCTATACATACAAAGGCTGTAGGCTTTTTCTATAGTGAGTGGACATTGCTACAAGCAGTAGAAGAATTTTATATAGACTTTGCTAGATTAAAAAGAGCCAGTGGTTCATTAGGTAGATATAAGAATGAACTTAAAAGAATAGTAGGCACTGACGGTAACAAGACTCCTTTCTCAGATATTTTAATAAAAACATTTAAATTAAAAGATGCAGACAAAATTGTTGATTATTTGTATAGCCAAGATTGGAGCAGCAAAGCTGTAAAGCGTACACTAAAAAGTCTAAAGTTTGCATTTAGATTAGCAGTTAAAAGAGATTGGTTAAAAATAAATCCTATGGCTGAATGGAAATGGGATGTAGGAACTGATGAAGCTGACACAGCAATCAAAGAAGAAGGTGAAGTAATCATTCCAGAAAAATCTGAGGTAGCAAAATTATTACAAGAAACACAAGATCCAAAATTTAAGTTGTTTTATTTAGTAGCTGCAACTACAGGCCTTAGACCGTCTGAGCTATGTGGCCTTGCCTGGTCTAACATTGATTTTGCCAACAACTTTATTTATGTAAAGCAGCAGCGTGACCAAGATAATAATCTTACTACACGTCTAAAGACTAAAAACTCTGATCGAAGAATACCTTTGGTCAAAGAAACTAAAGAAGCGTTGTTACAGTATCAGTCAATGCAAACTGTAAAATCATGGCTTGGTCACAATGGTGGCCCTGGTGTCAAAACAGATTTAGTTTTTGTTACAGTCAACGGTAATAGCTATGCACGTCAAAGGGCATGGGAGAACTTTCAACGACACAAAAGATTAGCTGGCGTTGATATTGCTAAAAGCTTGTACACCTTTAGACACTTTTATGCATCCAATCTTATTGATGCTCACAAAAAAGGTAACATCAGCTTTTTAGAAATCTCAAGATTTATGGGCCACCGTAGTTATGAGTTTACTGAAACAATCTATGGTCACTTGATACGTGACATGGAAGCTGACCAAAAGGTTGTTGACGATCTTTCACAAACTTTGTCTTTTGCCTAATTTTAGGGGGGTGCTGTACTATCAGTGCCTCCTGTTTCGTCCATCCTCGTGCATCTGAGAGCCTTTTTTTTGAGCAAGTTACGCAAAAAACTTGCTCTAAACCATGTTCATTGTAATTCCAAGTAAAAGCTTTGTGCTGCCTTAATACATTAAAAATCTTCTTACAACAGTCACATCTCAATTGATTATCTTTCATTCTTCTAGGTATGGATCTCTAAATAGACGGTCAATGACAGCTCCTCTAATAGTTGTTGGTGTGCCATCCTGTTTACGTCTTACAGATGATTGCATGCGTGCCAATGCATCACCTGGTTCTTTGTAACATTGTAATCTAAACGTCAAATCCTCTGACACTTCTTTTAATAACTCGTGATAGTCTGTGCCGTATTTTAATTTTGGAAACAATTTAATTACACGCAAGTTGCCCTGCTTATCGTATTGTGCATTGAGGTGTGTACTAACATTATTATAAACAAATCTAACTGTAACACCGTCACGTCTATTCTCATCAATCTCAAACATATCTGGTTCACTATTACTCATACCAATGGTTCTACCGATCTAGTTTTGCCTGGTATAGTTTTCACCTTGCCTCGTTCTTTTAAACTTTGCACTGTGTAATGTGCCTGGCTTGCAGCTTTCCATTTCATGTGCTGTGCAATCTCATTAAGTGATGGACTATATCCTTCATCAATCCAAAACTTTTTTATAAATTTTAATACTTGTGCCTGATCTTTTGTCATTTAATCGGTCTTATCTTTCCTAACTTTTCTTCTTTTTGTAATGCATCTGCCATAGCTGCATAATTAATAATATCTACCCAGTTATCTTCTAAATAAATTTCTTTTGACCTACTTAACTTTTCAACAATCATCATCTTGCAAATGTCAGAACCAGTCACAGGAGCTTGAATTAATTGTGTCAAGCTCTGTGCTGTTCTTTTAAAACGTTCTACAAAATCTCCGTATTGCGTTCCACGTTCTTCAAATGTCTTAATGGCTTTTTCTAAAATCTTCATTAAAACGGTACTTCATCTTCTAAGTTAGCATTGCTGTTGTAAGATGCTGCTTCAGGTTTTTTATCTTCATTTTTAGATACGCTTACAGATAAATGTTGCGTACCTTTTTTATCTTCTTGCATCCAAGCAGCAGCTCTATAATTTGAGTCACCATTTATTGTTGCAGGTCCTGTATACTTTGGCGGATTAGACTTAAATTTAGTCGGATCAGCTGGATACAGTTTGATCGTTGTTTTGTTTTTGTTGTCGTCCATTTTCTATGCTCCCTTCAAGCAGTTGTTTAGAAATTTTTGCGTATGATTGCCCTAATGCTTTATGCAGTTTTGGTATGTTTTGTTTTACATCATTGAGAAATGGTTGATGTGACTCTGCCACAGCTTCCAAGGCAGCTACTTGTGATGCACTTTCAAATTCCCTCATTATAGACTCAGCCTGCATTTTATACTCCAAAGCCTCATCATCAGTTGGCAGTGGTAGTCCATCTTTAAACCACAGGTGTAGACCAAGACCATGCATTGCCAAGCATTTGACTAAGCAGCGTTGTTTCGTGTTTGCTATGTCAGATGATGCAGGGTTTTTTATTGAGTTGTTTCTATTGTCTGTAATGGCTAACCACATCTCTCTTGTAATGCCATCAATCGTCATTTCACATGCTACAGATGCAGTTTCATCTTTGTAATACAAACAGTCTACGCCATCCCATGTTTTAAAATGATACGTGGCATCAGGATATTTTTCGACAGTAAGCTTCCAGGCGTAAGACCAGCCCAAGTAACGCAAACCATTCTTTTCCTCAACATAATCCTGGATGTCAATTTTAGACAATGTTTGCCAAACGTTTTGCTTTTTCTTTTTAAGTTGCCCTTGTTCTTTAGTTTGCATCTATCCTCCTGTTTGCTCTGTTAAAATGTTCTTCTGCTATGCGTTTAAACTGATCACCGATGTTCCATAAAAAACTGTCAAAGTTTGGTTCAACTAAACTTAACAACACATCTACATCACCCTCTGCTATACGTAACAGCTGTTCCCTACGTCTTGCTATCTGTGCGTAATGTTCTAAATGATCTTGCATAGCTGCTACTGTTAGCAAATCACAGTTGCCAGGCTCAAATATTAAATATTCTTCTTCGTTTACATAAACTAAAAATGGTTTTTTCTTTGTAGCTGCCCAGTAAAAACTTAACTGCCTTGCGTGTGCAAGTTTGGGTGAGTTAATTTTTTGCGTAGTTATAGAACGTGTGCCGTCTTTTTTTTCAGCGTTAATTTTAGGGGGGAGTGTTTTGATCTCAACGACACACGTCTTATTCTCAAGGTCAGTTCTACCAAGAGTATCTATTTCACAATCAAAGTTGTAATATCTATTAGCCTCTGCTTCTATTTCTCCTTGTAAAGAAAGGCTTTTTATACCTTTGTTAAGATTAACCAACATGTCATTAGCAACCTCTTTGTACTTGTTGTGTGTTGCAAGCTGCTTGTCTGTGTAATCTAAATCTGCTTTTTTTATTTCATCATGCATTTCACAGGCAGAATCTAATAATGTTTGTTTTTTATTGATTATTTTTTTTGATTTAAAGGTCCACAATATATCTGCCCACGTTCTACTTATAGCATTGCCGACTGCTGCTCCAAGTATTGCTTGTGGTCCAATTTCAAACTGTCTACGCATTTGTTGATTGCATTTAAAATAACGCCATGCCCAAATGCCGTCAGGTAAATAATATTGTGATGGACTATGATGATTGTAATCAAGTTCTTTTAAGTTGTATGCTTTTTTGTTTGATACTATTTCATCAAAAGATTTTACTTTAGTCACGTTAAGGGTCTCAGGTTAAAAAAAATCTAAATTAGAATGTTTCTAATTGAAAAAAATTTTATGAAAGCATTAAGATAACGTCAAGAGTATTTCTTATACATTTTTATTTTTTTAGAAAGTATTTAGAAAGTAGTGTGAATAAAATGTTAATAAAGGTTTAGTGAAGTTTACAAAACTTTTCTAATGCAAATATTGCACATCTCAATAATTTTATAGAATGTTTCTACAAGACTACCGTCACTTAAAAAATCTTTCATATAAAAAATTAGCAAATGAATTAGGTATTTCCAGTGGTGTAGAGGCTATGTACTACTGTAAAGGCCAACGTTTTCCATCATTAAAAAATTTAATAAACATAGAATCAAAAACAAACGGTGCAGTTACAGCCAATGACTTTGTTAAATTTGCAAAGGAAAATAGTGCCTAAAAAGTTTGACCATACTAAATATAGATTAGTAAAGATTATGTGGAGAGACGCACAAGATTTTGACAATGGCTGGCATGATCTAAAAAAAATACAAGCTGCACCAACAGAACCTGTACAGAGCATTGGTTGGTTAGTCACCGACAAGGATGATCGTGTGGTGTTGTCTGCTGATTTTTGCAGTGATGGTACATCTGGCAGAGCTATAGCTATACCTAAAACTTGGTGTCTAAAAATTATTGATTTGCAAGAGGTGCAAAATGAATCCTGATGATGAATATGGTTGGTAATGATAGTTGAACTAGAATGGTACGAGTGGCAAGCAGCAGCTGAGGTCGGTATTAGACGCAAGTCAGAGTCTATACGCCACGGTCATAAAGATAAATACGGTGTTAATTTTACACCGATTACTGATCCAGGTTGGCAAGTGATCTCTGCGTGTTCAGAAGCTGCGGTGTGTAAAGGTCTAAACATTTACTACGACAGCTCTGTCAATACTTTTGAACGTGCTGATGTGCTGCTAAAAGATCATAAGATTGAAATTAAATCACAGCTGCATCACCTCATTGATGACAAGAAGCATCAAAACTACTTGGTTGCACGTCCTAACTATGACTCTGATACAAAGTATTTGCTGGTCCTGGTGCATAGCCTTACACGATATGAGTTGTGTGGTTTTATGACAGGTCTTGAATGTAAACAGGATAAGTGGCTGGGTGCAGTTTATGGCCGTCCTGCCATATTTCGTGTGCCATTGGATGTCTTGCATGATGTAAGGATACTGATGACATGAGGGCGTTTGATGTATTCATGTTGCTGGTTCATTTCACATTAATGACTTTCGTGTTCTATGTACACTGGCAGTTGTTGCATCAGATCGAGGGCATCTGGACTGAGATTGACATAGCTCGATACGGTATTGAATTGTTGTGTCAGGAAGTTGGTTGTCAGTATGAATAGTTTGGAGAAGTTTATTCGTGAGGACATATCACCTGCTGCAAAGCTCGTGTATTTATACCTGGAAGGGCATTTTTATACGCATGGTAAATGTTATCCACGGCATCAAACTATTGCGTCAGATTTGCACATGTCACGCAGGACTGTGATTAGATGTATTAACGAATTAAAGGAGCATAAGTTCTTGAAATCTAAGAGGTTGCGGAGTAGCTGTGCATATCTCCCCATCAATGATGTGTCAAAAAGTGTATATATTAGTAAACCCTTTATATCTAATAAAGATATATCTAGAACAATAGCTCATGTTGGTAAGAACCTAAAGTCTAATTACAGGCAGAAGGTCCAAGCTATCAAAAAGGGGCATGCTCTATCAAATGCAGATCAAAAGAAGGTCGATGACTTCCTCAAACGGTTCGATAAATACGATAGGCCTACGCTGCTCCAATTGATATTTGAAGATAAAATTAAATTACCTGAAGGAGTAAAACCTCTGTGGTTACAGCAGAAACCCTAGCTGATTGGTTCGAGGAGGCTATCCAAACTGATCGTAAACTGCCTCCTGCATACAGGAAAGGCTACTCTGCTATGCGTTTTGAGATTAAGCATGACGTGACAGAGCATGGAGCTGCGGTAACACGCAGGCCCAAGATAGCAGCATCCAGTAAACAAATTGCACGGTACGAGTTCTTGCTGTTTCATGTTACGCCAATGTTATCAGTAGAGGAACGTAAGCTGGTGTGGTTGCGTGGGTTGCGTGTGCCTTATGTGCGTATTGGTCGTAGGATGGGTATGCACCGTCATACGGTTAAAAAAAAATACATTGAGACTTTGGTCTACATAAAGCTGTTGATTGCGTTGGATAAAAAACTGTTTGCCAAAGTCGACAAAATCAAGTAACTCTTGAAGCATACTAGAACAAGTATGTTCATTTAATAATTTTCATAGATATGGTAGGACGACCACTGCACAGCAAACGTTGTGGTGCTTATGCACGATCAACAGGATTACCATGTAAAGCTAAGGCATTAAAGAATGGTCGATGTCGTAATCATGGTGGCCTGAGTGATTGGAACGCCAAGACAGCACAAGGTAAATACAAAGCAATATTAAATTTAAAAAATGTTAAAAGAGAAACTATCGAGCATTATCGAAAGATTGCAGAAGGGAGAAGCTCTCTCCAAGATATGCAAGGACAAGGACATGCCAGCAGTGACGACAGTCTACAGTTGGATGAAAGACGATGATGATATTAAGAAAGATATAATGGATGCACGACAGCTCGGTGCTTGGTCATTAATTGACCAGATGAATGAGCTGTTGCAGACTGATGTCGAACCACAAAAGGTACAGTGGCAACGAGAGAAGCTGCATCACTTTAGATGGTTAGCATCTAAGTTGTTGGTTGGTACGTTTGGTGACAAGCTGCAATCAGAAGTTAAACAAGATACGAACATGACAATTAGTTGGGGAGTTCCTGCTGACAATAAGGCTGGGTAGTCTCCCGTATATAACATAGGGCTGCACGGTTACGCACACGTGTCATGGAGTTCGTGCCAGCTGCAAGGTGCAGCATCAGGTGCATTGTTTAATTTTTTGTTGGTATCCCTGGTAACAGGACACGACCAATAGTTTTGTAATTAATATAAACGCTAGGAAAACTGCGGTGTCGGTACGATGTCAAAATTTCGATTCCCATAACACCGATACCCCAAAAAAACGGTCTGCGTTAGATAGATATATATAATAGGAGTTCAAGGTATCCCTGGATGGATGAAGATTTAAAAGATTTACTAGCAATGGTGTTTTACGATCCACAGTCAAAAAGCATTATGATTAACATTTGCGGTTTCAGAAATGATCTACACGGCAAACATGTATCCGATTGGGTATTGGATCAATTAAATATAGACGCACTAGATTTATATTCTGAGACTCCACCTACTATACACTAATGCATATTAACATTCCCTACGAGCCAAGAGAGCTGCAATCGGAAATCCATCAGAACCTATCGAAATATCGATGGGCTTTGCTTTCGATACATAGACGTGCAGGCAAGAGTGTTTTATGCATAAATGAGCTTATTAAGCGTGCTATAACTAATCCTAAATGGAATCCTAGATATGCATACATCGGCCCAACTTATAAACAAACAAAGTCAATTATTTTTGACTATTTAAAATTCTACGCTGGTGTCATTCCTGGAGTTAAATTTAACGAACAAGAATTAAGTTGCACGTTTCCCAATGGTGCAAAAATTACACTTCTGGGATCAGAAAATCCTGATAGCCTTCGTGGTTCATACTACGATGGTATTATTTGTGATGAGTATGCACAGGTTAATCCAAGATTATTTCCTGAGATTATTCGACCTGCATTATCAGACCGTAAAGGTTTTTGTTATCTCGTTGGTACACCCCAGGGCATGAGCAATGATTTTTATGCCAAGTACCAGCACGGTCTAAAAGATAAGAGCTGGTACGTTAAAGTAGCCAAAGCATCGGAAACAAACATTGTTGACCAAGAAGAATTAGATGCAGCTTTGGACCTGATGGGTAAAAAGAAATTTAGGCAAGAGTTTGAATGTGATTGGGTAGCTGCATTAGAAGGAGCTATCTACGGAGATATTTTAGAAAAGATTGAAAACAAGGGCCAGGTAGGACGTGTACCCCACGATCCGACCCACCGAGTATCAACAGCCTGGGATATAGGCATCTCAGATAAAACCGCTATAATATTTTTTCAAACAATAAATAGGTCAATAAACATTATAGATTATTACGAAAACAGTAACGAGGGGCTACCCCACTACATCAATGTTATAAACAGCAAGGATTACATTT